AGCCTTAATGAAAGCTATAGAAGGTGCTGTATTAGAACTTATTATTATCGGTTACGATAAAGGGTACTGGAAATATGAAGAAAATAATTAATCTTATGATGTTAATGTCTGTGTTTGTCTATGCAGATAATGAAATATATGTAGACCAAAGCGGTAATACTGCATCTATTGACCTTGAACAGTTAGGTAGCTCAAACCTTATAGGTGGTACAAGTGCTGTTTCAGGAACTATGACTGCTTTAGACCTTGATGGTATAAGTATGACACTTGATATAAACCAAATTGGTTCAAGTAACTTATTTAGGTCAGACGCTATTGATGGTGATAACTTTACTGGGTTCTTTGAATTTGATGGTGATAGTAATGTTATGGATATATTACTTAATAGCACTGGTTTAATATCTGCTGACTATATTGATATGAATATAGATGTTACAGGTAGTAGCAATACCTTTGATATTAAAATTGCAGAAAATGCTGATTCATCTTATCTTGACTTAGATTGGATTATATTAGGTAGTTCTAATCAATTTGATTTTGATATTGATTATGCCAATGCAATTAATTATATGGATGTTAATGGTGGTTCAAACACTATAAACTTTACAGGTAGTGGATATGCAGGAAATACATCATCTGATTCAGCTTATTTTTACATGGATTTAGATGGTAGCAGTAATACTTTTAACATCATACAATCATCTACACTAGCAAGGGATTGGTTAAAAATTGAAACTACTACATCTAACTCTAATATTTGTATCACTCAAAATGATGGGGGAACAGCAACAGGCTGTTGATATTGGGGATATTTCAGAACTTAATGGTTCTGCACAAATAGTAAGAGATGAACCTTTAAAAGCTGAAGTTAATCTAGGCATACAAAGTAATGATGAAGCCATTACAACTAATGGTCGTATGGCTATTACTTTTCTTGATGATTCTACAGTAAGACTTACAGAACACTCTGAACTACTTATAGATGAATATATCTATGACCCTAACCCATCTAAATCAAAGATGGCTCTTACCTTTAGTTTAGGTACAGCAAGATTTATTACAGGCAATCTAAATAGAATAGATAAACAAAACATACAACTTAAAACACCTACAGCAAATATTGCCATAAGAGGTACAGATTTCACAGCTACAGTAGATGAGCTAGGTCGCAGTCTTATTGTCTTACTACCTGATGCTTATGGTTTATCAAGCGGTGAAATAGAAGTCATTACAGCAACTGGTAGTGTGCTTTTAAACAAACCCTTTCAAGCAACCACTGTTTCTGTATTTGAAAATGCACCCAGTAAACCAGTTATCTTAGATTTAACATTAGACATTATTGACAATATGTTAATTGTCAATCCGCCTGAAGAAGAAATGATAGAAGGTGAAGAAGTTGTTTCACAGAAAAAAAATATACTAGACTTTGATGATTTAGATATAGATTACCTAGAAGAAGATTTTTTAAAAGAAGATGAACTAGAATTTACAGAACTTGATATTAATTATCTTGACGTAAACTTTTTAGAAGATTTGCTTGATGTTATTGATGCTTTGCAAGTTGTAAAAGAAGAAGACGCTTTAGCTCAAGATGGTATATCAACAAATATTAAAGGAACAAAACTAGGTCAAGATTTAGATACGCAAATAACAACATTTTATACTGGTGAAAAGTTGGCTTTATTAAGAAGTGTAGACAGTACAGCAAGAGTTGATATAGATGGTAGTGCAAGTTATACAGTTATCTTTATTCAAAATGGTGTGTCCAATGTTGTGACCATTAATGGTGGAGAAGGTAGTACGATAAAAATAACTCAAGAAAATTAGAGGGCGTTATCAACAATTTTTTTAACCCGCTGCAGACATGTCAACAACACCCACAAAAATTATAGCATAAAAATTAATTTATTATTATTCCAAAATGGGTTTACATCTCCATCAAAATAAACGATAATAGTTGTATAAAATGAAAAACGCTTTGAAAAGCAAGGAAAAATAAAATGACAAACTTAAACGAAATCAAAAACAAAATTTCTAAATACGACTGGATGACTCATTCAGAATATCAAAATCTTAAACAAGAAATCTTTTCTCTTGATGATGATTCAATATCAGAGCTATACAGCACAACTATGGATACGATAGATGAAAGAGAAACTGAACTTTACTTTCTAGAAGCAGAAGCAGAAAGAGATATGAAAGATTGGTATGCAAGAACTAAATATTTTAAAAAACTTTTTAGCAAAGTTGCAAGATATATGGATGACTTATACACCAAAGAAATGGAATCAGAAGCAAAAAAAACAATAGAACAAAAACTAGAAGAAACTGATACTGAAATTTTAGTTAAATATGTTGAGGCTTTAGAAGATACTGATATGAACTTTCCACATATTTCTAAAAAAGAAAGAGCAAAGCAATTATACATATCTAAAGGTATATTGTTTGCAAGAGGTTGTTAGTCTTAGCCAAATAACAAAGGGTCTTAATTGACCCTTTTTTTGTGCTATTATTTTGTGATGAAAAGATTTCTGTTTCCGATAATAATATTATTATCACTCCCACTTATATTTCAAAGCACACCAACTGAAATTATAAAGCTAAGAACTTTTGATGCTTTGGTCAAACCACAAGAGCCATCAGGTAATTTTGTAATTTTAAATATTACAGAAGAAGATGTAGAAAACGAAGGCGGTTATCCTTTTCCTAGAAGAAGATTAGCACAAATACAAGTTGACCTTATTAATAGTGGTGCTATTGGCGTGGGTTGGGTTATATCTTTTCCACAAGCAGACAGAATGGGTGGTGATGAAGTGTTTGCTACAACACTTGGTTATGTGCCTTCTGTTTTAGCTATGTTTGAAGATAACAGTGGTAATTACCCAAAACCTACAGGAACTGTTGTCAAAGGGAATCATGTTAATGGTATAGTATCAATGGGAGTTAAGGAAAACCTGAACACTCTAACAAATAATACATTGCAGGGTTTAGCCATTGCTCCCACCGAAGTTGACCAACTCGTTAGAAGAATCCCATTACTTGTAAGTACACCTGAAAAAGAGTGGATTCCATCATTCGGCACACAAATATATAAAGCATTATTTGATGTTAAGACTTACATTATAAAGACTGGTGATAATGGTATTGAGGAAATATCAATTAGAGGAATACCACCAGTTAAGACAGATAGTCTTGGTCGTAAGTGGATTAGTTGGGTTGATACACCACAAACTGATTTAAAAGAAATGGATGTAGCAGGTAAGTTTGTTTTTGTTGGCGTTACTGCTAATGGTGTAATGCCACAGATAGCAACTCCAGTTGGATTATTAGAACCACATAAAATACAAAGTGCTTTAGCAGAATCAATCTTAATACAAGATAGCCCTTATATTCCTGATTGGGCATTAGCACTAGAAATACTTATATTTGTAGTATCAGTAAGCATGATATGGCTTCTATTAAACGCTTTAGGCATAACTTGGGGTTTAGTATTAGGTTTAGGAATTATGTTATCAACAGCTTATACAGGATACACACTTATCCACAAGGGTTTGCTAATTGATGTTTCATGGACTTTGATTTCACAGTTTATTACAGGTGCAATAGCATTTTATTTACGCTTTAGAGAACAATGGAAGCTAAGAGTACAAATAAAAGGTCAATTTGGTACTTATATATCGCCTGATATGGTAGATATGATTGTTAAAGACCCTTCGCTAATGAAACTGGGTGGTGATAGAAAAGAAATGACCTTTATGTTTGCTGATATTGTAGGTTTCACGCCTATATCAGAAGCCTATATGAAAAATGATGACCCTGAAGGCTTAGTAGAACTAATTAATTTATTCTTAGATAGAATGACTAAAGTAATTCTTAAAAATGGCGGAACAATAGATAAGTATATGGGTGATTGCATCATGGCATTTTGGAACGCACCTTTACCTTGTGAGAATCATGCAGAAATGGGTGTAAAGACTGCTATTGAAATTGAGCTTTTAACAGAAGAACTTAACAAACAATTAAAAGAAGATGGATTAGATTTACCACCAGTTGTTATTGGAACTGGAGTAAATACTGGTACTTGTATTGTAGGCAATATGGGTAGTGAATTAAGGTTTGATTATTCAGTTGTAGGTGATGCAGTCAATCTTGGTGCTAGATTAGAAGTACAAACAAGAACCTATGACACGCCAATACTTATATCGGAATATACTTACAATGAAGCAAACACAGCATGTCAAAGAATTGATGAGATTAAAGTTAAAGGTAAAGATGAACCAGTAGTTATATATGCTCCATTTATAAAAGATAAAATTAGAAAATTGTATAAAAACTAATTCCAATATAGAATCTCTTTATGGGATTCAAGTTATCAATAATACTAGGTGGTTTATTGTTAGTCTCAATATCAGGTAGTGCTTGGTATATTGATAGACTTCAAGACAACATATCAACATTAAAAGGCAATCAAATAGCTTTAGAAAACTCCATAGCACAACAAAACGAATCAATTAAAACCTATCTTGCGAACCAAGAGAAGGCACAAAAGCAGATACAAGTAATAGAAAAAGAAAAACAGGAAGCAGTAAGAGAAGTAAACAAATTACGAACAACTTTTGCAAAACATGATTTAGATAATTTAGCATTAAGCAAACCTAAGTTAATAGAAAACATTGTGAACAAAGGAACAAAGAAAGTCAAAGAAGAAATAATAGCATTAACAGACCCTAATCAGTTTGAAGACTAATGTTAAAAATGAATATTTATGGATATTGAAACCTATAAATAAAAAATCAAAAAAGATTAGAGACAAAGCTAAAAAGCAGGAAGCCAAAATGGTAGGAATTAAATTAAAAAACATTTTTGTATTAATATCAGTTTTATTGATAGCAAATTGTTCAATGATGCCCAGTGCGACTAAGCCTGTAGAAGTAGTAACGATTGCAGAGCCAGTTCCTTTATACCATCCGCCTTTACCCCTAGAAGTTGGGTTGGTAGATATTGACTGGGAAATATTAACTCCTGATTTAATGAAAGAGTACCTAGAAAATTACGAGAATGGCTCTGCTCCTGCCATAGCTTATTACTCTTTAACCAGTAAAGAATATGAAAATCTATCTATGAATATGGCAGAAATAAAAAGATATCTAAGAGATACTCTATCAATAGTTAAATATTATAGAGATTATGATAAAAAAGATAATGAAGAAGAAAAGGTGTCAGAGAACAAATAATTTGATAGACTTGAGGTTCATTCATTATATAGGAGATTAATATGATAGGAATGATAGGAGAATGGTTAGGAATAATTACAGGTGTTGTTTGCGGTGCATCCATAATCTGTGCTTTAACGCCTACACCAAAAGATGATGCAATGATTGCTAAGTTATACAAAATCTTAGAATTACTAGCATTGAATATTGGAAAAGCTAAACAGTAAACACCAATGTCTGAATCAGTCACACCATTCGTATACAACGCTATACTAGAAAGGGTAATAGATGGAGACACCATAGATGTGACTCTTGATTTAGGCTTTGATGTGAAACTACACAAACAAAGAGTGCGATTAGCAGGAATAGATACACCTGAATCACGCACAAGAAATTTAGAAGAAAAAGCATTAGGACTTAAAGCAAAAGATAGATTAAAGGAACTTTGCTTTGGTGCTTTTAAAATACAATCTTTAGGAAAAGGCAAGTACGGAAGAATATTGGGAATACCTTATGATGAAAATAATCAAGATATTTGCAAAATGCTTATTAAAGAAGGACACGCAGTTGAATACTGGGGTGGCACAAAGAAAGCCAAAGTCCGAGAAGATGGAACATGGGGAGAGTAATATGAGAATATCACAGGAAGGTATAGCACTTATAAAGAAGTTTGAAGGTGTTGAATACAATGCATATAAATGTGCCGCAGGTGTATGGACAATTGGTTATGGACATACAGAAGGTGTTAAAGAAGGTGATTTGGTTTGTCAAAGAGAAGCAGACGAATTATTAGAAAAAGATATTGCTGTATATGAAGAAGCAGTGACTAAAGCTGTATCAGTTCCTTTACATCAACATCAATTTGATGCTTTAGTATCATGGACATTCAATCTTGGTGGTGCAAATCTAAACGCTTCAACTATGCTTAAAGTTTTAAATCAAGGTGCTTATGAAGATGTCCCATTTCAAATGAAACGTTGGAATAAAGCAGGTGGACAAGTTCTTGAAGGATTAACAAGAAGAAGATTAGCTGAATCATTGTTATTTGAAGGCAACGACTGGGAACATATTTAGTGGCACTTAGTAAAACACAAACCAAAAGATTAGGCGGAATATTAACAGTTATGTTTGGTGATGATATACCAAGTGATTTATTGACCAATTTAATAACAGAAGGTTATATAAAAGTAGAAGGTCAAAAATACAATCTTACTGATAAAGGACTTGATGAAAAAAATCGTCTATGTACTTTAGCAGGTCTTAATATTATGTATTCAAGCGAAAAAAAATCTAGTTAATAGAGTTTTCATATCTAGCTTTTTCAAGACTAACCTTTTCATAAAGTTCAATTAATTCTGCAAATATTTTCATACTATCATCTTTATCTAAGTTTTGAAGCATATATTCAAGTCTATTATTATCTTTATGATTAAGTTCTTTGTTTTTTTGCAAAAACCGCAAAGACTTTTTAATAAATTCAATATCTGCTTTACTAAATGTTTTTAAGTGAATCATATCTAATTCACAAAAACTTTTTCTTCTAATTTTTTAAAACCCCACATTTTTCTAAATGTAAGTTCAGCAGAATCTAAGTCTAATTTTTTTTCTTTATAAATTTCTCTTTCAATGCAGTTAGCTACATACCATCTGTCAAAGTTCACACTGTAAGGTGCTTGGTCATCATATAAAAATTCATTCATTTTTTACCCCCTTTACTTAAAATTTCATTTAATCTTTGTAATAACATTTTGTGCTGTTCATAATTTAGCACTGCTTTGTCATGCATTTCAACTATTTGTCTATGAACATCAATAGCCATTTCGTGAATAATTAATTTATTATTTATTGGTTTTTTTCTGTAATCGTCAAGATTTACTACTTTACTCATTCTTTTTTTTATCCTCAACCATGTTGTTGTGCATGTCTATCCAGTCTATATCTTCTTCAACTTTTACACCTGCTAAGCAAAAAATTACAGAGCATGTTTCTTTCCACTTTCTGTCAAGAAATTTATCTATTTTTTGTAAAAATTTTTTCATAACTCATTCTCTATTTTTTTTATTTCTTCTTTTGTAAGTTCTTCAGGTTCTATCCATTTCATGTCATCTTCCTTTATAAAACCATGACGATATATCCATGTAATTCTATGTTTTAATCGTTCAATGTATTTATAAAAAAATTTCCAAGTTAATTTATCTAAAAATTCATATAATTGAGTAAAAATCTGTTTTATTTCTTCCACTATAAACTCCTGTAGTCGTTAGCTTGTTCTTCTTCTTTTAGCTTTATATATGCGTGTAGGACACTCTCAGGTGTCTCACCAAGCGTTTTATTAAACAGTCTACGCCTTTCTATTATATTGATTAACTCGTTCTTAGAACGCATGTATTCCCATACTTCCATTTCGCCTAGTTCATCATTCAGTTCTTGTACTTGTTCTTTACAATAAAACATCATTTACCCCTGTAATTGTTTCTTAGCTACTCTATGTGAGTCAGCACTTATTATTTTAGTTTGAAATCCTTGTTTTTTGAATTTCATGGACTGGTCATCAATTTCACCATATGCATTTGACCTCATTCTTTGAAACCAATCTTTGTCAGTTGGTTTCTTAACATATAGATGAAATGTTTTTAAGTTTTGGTTTCCTACTATCTTATTCATTATTTATATACATCCTTTAATATTTTTGCATTTGGATTTTGTAATCTAAATTTATTTATATGACTTTTGGTTAAATCTGTAGCACCTTCATCTCTAAATTTTTTTGCATAAGAATATTGGTTGCTATAATTAAGAGATTTACTATTTGCACTTTTATTAACTTCTCTTAGTTCCTGTATTATTAAATTAATATTAATAGAAACATATTGATGCCAATCCTCAGTTCCGTGTTTTTTGTTATACATAATTTCTACCGCATTGGTAAAAAACTTTCTATATGTGTGGTGGCTTGATTTGAACTGGTCTAATGCTTTTCTTATTTTTGTCATTTTATTCTCCTTTATCATTTTATTTTTTCCTTACTCTGTGAGTATCAATTTATTATATACACAGTATAATCCCAAATTGGAATATGTGCAAGTCTTTTAAAAGGGCAAATCATCTTCTGTGTCATCATCTATCCAGTTCTGATTGCCCTCATATAATTGTTTTGCATATTCTTGTCCTGCTGTTTTTCTGAAGCCATAATATTCAAAGAACTTAAACTCATTGCCAAACTTGG